TCAAGCACTTGCGACATTTTTTGTGTCGCGCCCGGTGGCCTGTTTCGAGGCCTTTTTATGTGCTAGTGTTAAATAGGTGTTAGATTTTTGAGCCGCAGCCTTCAGATCCGCCTCCCGAAAGCTGTTGTACCGCGTGAAGCACACCATCGTCTTGTGGCCGCTGATCTGCATGATGGTGAGCGGGTCAATCTCGGCCCGGCGCATGTTCGTAATGGCCGTATGCCGGAGGTCGTGGAAGCGGAAGTTCTTGATGCCCGCTGCCTTACAAGCTGCCCGAAACGACCCCTTCAACGAACGGATCGGCTGACCGTCTCGTAGGAACAGATAGGGCGTGTGCAGCGCTCGCGTCTTCTGAAGCCCCCTAAACACTTCCGGCAATTCGGACGAGAGCGCGAGCGGGATAATCCTCCCCTCCCCGCTCTTCGTATCCGCGCCCTTCAGCCGAATGAAACCGCCCTTTAGGTCTACCTTGTCCCAAGTCAAGCCAAGAATCTCCCCGCGGCGCATTGCTGTCGCATACGCCACTAAATTGATCGGACGCAGATATACCGGGGAGTTCTTCTGCAATGCCTCAAACTGCGCGGGTTCAAGAATTTCATCCCGTGCATTATCTTCTATTTCTTTCCAGACTGACCTTGCAGGATTCTTGTCCAAGTATGGACGTGCTAGTGGCAATTTCCTCGCCATCCCACAAGCCCAGGAGAAGATATGTTTGATAGCCGCGAGCTCCCGGTTCGCAGTCGCCAGAGTGACTTCTTTACGTCGGCTCTGGTAATACGCTTCAATGTCTTCGGGCGTAATGGCTGTAATGAGCCTTGCTGCACCGAAAGCAGGCAAGAAGCGTTCCTCCACCCACATTTTCTTGCGCTCGTAGTTGGCTTGCTGCTTCACGCGATGGAGCGCAAGATACGTCTCAGCCAACGCCTTGAACGTCAATGGGCCTTGCACCTGATCGCTCTTGACGATGCCTTTCATCAAGTCTGTCTGAATCAGCGCTTCCTGCTGTCTGGCGAGGGTCCGGTTGGCAGTCCCTGTCTTCCACCGCTTGACCCTTGCGCCTGGTATACCCCGAGCTAAGGTCAGTGTCTTCCCGTCGTCTAGCACGGGAAACTCGACATAGTAACCGTCTTTTCGTCGTGTCAGTCCCATCGCTTGTTCACCTCCTTTCTCGGCTCGGATTCGACTCTTCGGTCGGCAACACTGACTCCTAAAGCCATGATATCCGACGTTCCTGAAGGACATGAGCCGCCTCACAGTGAGGATGTTATCACCGATGTTCCTCACGTCAAGGCTATTTCTTCGGCTCGGCTGCCTGACCGCCAATTGGCTTTCCCATGGGCATGACCGTATGCTTCGAAAGCCAGTCGTCCAACAGCCGTAAATCAAACTTCGTCAGCCGTCCCACCTTAACGTACGGGATACGTCGCTGGCTGACCATCGTGTAGAGGGTATGGGCAGATAGCCCGGTGTACTCAGCGACCTGCTTGATATTAAGAAGACGGCGTGCCAGTGATACCGAAGAATTCATATAACTCCAATAACGACCTTACAATTTGCTCTTTAGTGTTCCCTAGACTTCCCCCGTTGGGAAAGGTTTACTTCTAGAGGTCTCAGGTAAAGAAAGAGGGGGAGCCCGCAGACGGCCCGGCAAGCCGGGCCAGGGACTCGGCCTCCCCCTCTCAGAATGAACGCCGGACCGCGGCCCATGGTGACTCCCCTCCTCAGCGCCCTAACAACCGCATAACCCACAGCACCGCAGACGCGACCAGGACAATGGCCAGCGCCGCCGTCCCCCAGGCCACGAGATCCGCTTGCAGTTGAGCCCCCAGCGTGTTGATCTGCTTTGTCATGTCCGCCACGTACATACCGACCTCCTGAAAAAAAAGGAGTGGGGCTATCCCCACTCCCGCCGGACCTAGCGCACGATCGACCTGATCTTCCTGAACGCGTAGACCGTCAGGATGACCGCGAGCAGCGCCACGCCCCACGCCACCAAGTCAGCGGTGAGATTGGTGATCGTGGTCTGCGAGGTCGCATCGACCGGAAACACGCCTCCGGCTGCACTGGCCAGCGCCGGCGCCCCGAGCATCAGCACAAGCGCCAGCACCCACCCAAACCATGCCTTCATAGCCTTCACCCCCCTTCACAGGCGTTGAGGTTGACCCCCGCCGCGGCGTGATTACCGCGACGGTAACAGAAAGCGCATAATCAGCCCCACGGTAAGCCCCAACAACCAAGCCGCCGCCGCATAGTACAGAAACGCATCCACCTCACTCGCGGTCATACGTGATCCCCTCTCCGTACACGCGACGCACCCCGTCCACTTCCACCTCATGTACGGGCATCGCATACTTCGCCGCGAGCTCCTGGGCCGTAAGCAAAGCGCCGGTGGTCAGCAGATAGCGCCACGGCTTACCGGGCTCACCGCCGCCGCCGACGATCCGAATAACTCGTTTGGGTGGTTCCTCGACAGGGGCAGTAGATGGACTCAACGATGTATCGGGCGCCTTCGATGTAAAGGACAAGCTGGACGTGGACGGCCTCGAGCTTATAGCAGAGGCCGCAGATGACCTTGCGGGCGCGTGCGCTTGCGGGGCGGTAATCCACGGGTGATACGCAAAGATGACCATCGCGATCACCAGCAGCACGAAGGTCCCGATCATGAACGGTGATTGCCATACGCTCTCTCCCTTCCGTTGCTCCACCACCCCCCGCTGCAAGTACGAGTCATAGTAGGCATAGATGGTCGGGTCATACGAAAACGGAAATCTCCGGATGACCTCCGTTTCCTCTGGCGTCCCCCGCACCCAACACAGCCCCTTTTTCGTCAGACCGAGAAAGTCCAGACGCCGAAAATAGTAGGTCGTCTCCACCAACCGGACCACGGCGGATGTCAGCTGGGTATAGCGCTGGGCCAGCAGCACCACGTCGACCCCATAATGCCGGTGCGCTTCTAACCAGCGGAGGAGCTTCGGGTCCAAGCGCGTCATGCCACGAAAATAGTTCTGCGCCTCATCAATCACGACCGCGGCATTCGGTTCCACGAACTGATGTAAGGTCAGGATCTGTTCAGCCGTCTCCAGCAACGTGATCTGGTCCCGCAACTGCGCCTCGGGGATCCCCGTGAAGGCCGCGAGCCGATCATGATGAAACCCATTTAACCGCACGTACAGACGCCGGCCTGCACGAACCCACGGGAGGAGCCGGTCCGCCACGCAGTAATACGACTTCCCCGACCCCGGCACGCCCTCAAAGAGCACAATCATCTAGGACCCCCACCGCACGAACGGAATGCTTTGTAAGAGAAACCGCGTCAGCATCGCCCCCGCGATGATCCCCAAGGCTTGCGACGCCCCAGTGGCACCCAGCAACCAGGTATAGGCCGGGTCGATCTGCGCGATCGTCATGGCAGGAAAGGAACCGAGTACCCCATCAGCCACCGAGAGCAATTGGTCCCACGCCCCCACGAGGTACTCATTGAGTGAGGGAAAGAACGCAGACAGCCAACAAAAAATGGCGTTGAGAATACCCGTCATCGCTACCTCCCGACAAAGACGATCCGAATGGCCACCATGCCCGCAAAGGCGATCATGATGGATTGAATCGCCGTGAACACCCAGGCCCACCGCGTGAAATCGAGCGTAAACGTGCCAAACAGATGCGTAGGCAGCGTGATGACCGGCACCGCACCCGGAAACGTGAGATTTTTGAGCGCATTCAACGACGCCACGAGCCCCGTGGCTTGCCAGAGCTGTTGATGCGCCTGCAGCACCGTGGCGAACGTGCGCGGATCTTTCGCATTACTCGTACACGACGCCGATGACGTTTCCGCCTTTTGCTCCGTGGTCGTAGTGGAACCGTCCGCGTTCGTGACCGAGGACACATTCGAGACGTTCGTGGTGTTCGTCGTGACGTTCGTCGTAATCGTCACGTTCTGCGGCGGCGGAACATTCTGCGCCACGACAATATCGGTCCCCAACAGATCCGTCAGCTTCTTCACTGCCGTGTTCAGATCCGTCAACACCTGAGTCAGCGTCGTCACCTGAGGAGCAGAAACTGGAGCGACCCCGACCCCCGCCGGAGTTGTATGGTTTTCCACACTGTCCGTATCACTCGACGAGAGATTTTGAATCGAGGCCGACACCTGAGCTTGCGTGGGAGGACTCCCCGTGGAGACAGTCGGAGGATTCGCCCCGCCCACGAGATGCACCCACACCTGTTTGATGTCAGGACACCCCCCACCGACATACTGCCCGGACAACTGACCCCATCCCGTGCTCCCAAGATAGGGGAAACGCATCGACCCATCGGAACAGGCGCCCCACTCCACGGCGTAGTCATAACTCCCACCACTGCAATTGTAGGATATCCCGTTCAACACCCCCGAACTCGGACAGGACGCCCACGCCCCTGGCAACTGCCCATTCAGCGTGAGACCCGCAGGCTGGGTGAACCGAGACACCAGATGCGTCAAGTCAGACCCCGAATAATAGGTCTGCCACAGAGCCAAACCCAACGGCACCCCAATAGCCAACCCCGCGGCGACCACCTTCACCGCCACACTCGTCGGTGTGGGAATCACGGCGGCCGCGGCCACCGCATCCGCCACTGTCGCCTTTTGCGCGGCTTGCAACGCGATCGCCTCAGCCTGTGCAATCACCCGCACATATTTCGTCGTGTCCAACTGGAGGGCAAGCGCCGGTGAAAGCAAAGCACACAGGAGGTAAATTCCCGTCAGGGCCGCATACCCTGTGCCGTACACAATCCACCGACCTTGCCACAGTCGCCTTAGCGCACGCCGCATACCAACCCCACAATGAAACAGAACACCCACGTTACGAGCATGTGGAGCGATTGATCCGCCGTCATCTATGCCGGCTTCACTTCCTCAACCTGCAGCACGTCGTACTGCGGTTTCCCGTTCCACTCCCCCATCTCACAGGTGAGCGCCGCCAGCGCGCGACGCGACGCCAGGAGCTTGCACTTCTCAAACAATTTGTCGGCATCCACCCCAGGGAAGAAACCGTTCTGAGGGAACCGTGCTGTGATCAGCGAGGGTCGCTGGCCCTGGCCGACACAATGCACGAGCTTGCTCCCCTTCTTGCCATCCCGTGCCTCGAACATCTGCACCGACTCAATCCCCGCCACAAAATTGACCTTCATGGATCTCCTCCTCTGATGATGGTTAGGTTGACTGGCGCGGCGACCTTCGCCGCCCTCTGTTCGAGCCAATACAGGCCCATTTCCGACATCCACTGCGTACCCCCGCAGGATTCGCACGGCACGCCCACGGCGTGGTCGTCTTGCTCCAAGCCATGCAAGAGCCCGTAGCTGCGTATCCGGCGCTTCCCTTCGAGGTACTGAAAGAACGCGATCACCTGCTCCCCCGTGAGTTTTTTGAGATGGCTGAAGTACTTGACCGTTTCCGCAACCGCTGCACGGAGATTGTCGGCGAGCCGAATCCAGGTCCACCCCTCACCGACGACCCGATCCCATTCCGCCTGCAGCACCTCTTTGCGGAGGTACGGTCCGACGTAGAGCATGTGCAGATGCACGTTCCCGGTCGAAGGGCCGAACTCAATCCCCAGGATGGCTCCGGAGACACACGCCGACCACGGCACGCCAGCCTTGCGCGCCTCTTTCCAGCGACGGCCCCAGGCGTCCCGCCAGAGGAAATTTCGCCAGAGCTTGGCCACGCCCTCGGAAATCCGCTCCAGGGCGTCGGCATACTGGCCCACGGTCCGGACGGTCAGCGTAATTTCTTTGACGCGGTTGCCACGTTGTAATTTGAGCCTTTTCAGACGCTCCAAGACTTTGATCGCTTGCACCTTGCCCTCGATCGCGGCACATTCGGCGCAATAACGCGCCCTGCACCGCCAGACGGCTTTCCGCGTCGATCCACAGTTGGAGCAATACATCTTGGCTTCTTTGCCGCACTGGAGAAACCGCTCTGCTTGGGCTGTTTTCGAGTGCCGCAGCAAGGACCGGTAGACGCCTTCGCGCCAGGGATCAACAGTCGCGGCTTCCTGAGCAGTCATGGCAAGGGCAGAATCCAT